AATATAATAACGGAATGAAACTGTAAAGTTTCGGTAGAAACACAGTTTCCTACGAAGGCACCGAGGAAAGCGAGAGCTTTTCGAGAGTGGTTTAGTTCCGTTATTATATTGTGCGTAAGGTGGTGTCCTCACGCCCAATAACTATTATTGCTCAAATAGTTTCGCTGCGCAATCATTCTTTCCCGAGATATTACCGCTTCGCAATTGTTCTTCCCGAAATGATGATAATAACCTACGGTATAATTTCCTTATGAAACATTAATAACATAAAACATTTTAGTATGTTTATTGGTTGTTAGTGTATTGTCAATTAGTGTAATCTTTCCCGAAAGTGATTGTTACTTAGATAATAGTTAGAATGCACATAGTAACTTGTGGTTATTATTACTTAGTTATCAATAACATATGTTAGCGTTTGTGTGTTGATTGTTTCCTTTGTTTACTATTGCACTTTCATAGATACAGGTTGTTTAGTGTGTTAATTGAGAGCTATTCTCGTTTATTCACTGTATTGAATAACCATTCATTAAGATGCGTTAAAGTGTGTTAGTGGGTTGAATAACTGCATAATTGCCAATTGTTCACCTTCTCAGGTTGTCTGTAAGCCATTCTAAGAGGCTTTTACTGTTAGCTGTGTGTTGGTATAGATTGAGAGAGATTCACCGTTTAAGCAGTTTTTGCATAAATCGACAGTGCGCGTTATTGATAGGCAAAATCTATTGGAAACTTGCAGACAAAATAAAAGGGCTTTTCAGCCCTTGTTTTGTTGTTCCTTGCTTACATAAAGCAAAACGCTTTACAAGCTTTATTTCTGCGTTCGATCACTTTTAAGATTGCCTCTAAATTCTGCTTTGTGATGTAGTTGCGTTCCATTGCTTCCCGAACATTGACACGATAAGCGCCGAACCCCTCACGAATGATCAGGATGTTGTCCAGTGGGGTGAGCATTACCCCTGCAACCTCCTCAGAGAAGAAAAGCGCGTTTACTTCGTATTCGATATTTCCATCATTCACACTTTCGATCATAATGTCAGTACGAACAGCCCAGGCGTAACAATCGTGAATCAGGGTTGTTTGATCTTGGGTTAATGTTCTGTTGCTGATTGCGTGAGTCAGAGCAGCCGCACCAAAAGTTTCCGCGATAGTGATAACATCGTTAAAGGTGGTGATAGCGAACATAATAAAACCCTTTTTGTTTGTGGGTTGCTGTATTGCTTCCCGATGAAAAGATTATACGACAAAAGCCCCTTTCGGGGCAAGTGTTTTGATCATTTGTTTGTTATTCTTTTTCTAGCGGTTCAGCCTCATAACCTAGCGTTCTTATGTCAAACAATGCTTGATCAATCTCGTTGATCTTCTTCTGAAAGAATTCCCGCCGTGCTTGTAAGCTGTCGTCTAGCTTCTCTAATGACTCTTTAACCGTTGATCCACTAGATTCTATTGTGCCATTGCCTAGCCCTGGCATATTCCCCGCTGACGATGTAGCACACCAATAGCCCCGCTTTGACCAGAAAACGCGGAAAGTGTTTGCATCAAAAATCATCTTTTTAAGCAAGGGAGAAAAACGGATCATTCTATCACCTCATAGCCAATTGTTTCACACCAGGAAAGCGCCTGATCTTTTGTCTGGAATCTTGCACCCTCTACCGCTTGATTTTCCCGATAGCCTGACATTATTTTCATAGTGTAATCAACCTTATTACGATAACGATTAGTGATTATTTTTACTCTCATTATTTCCACGCTTTAATTGATCTTTCTAGCTTAGGAATGCTAACCTTTAAGGCTAACATTAAGTTAACTTGCTTAGGTTTCCAGGTGTCTTGATCCTGCAAGGCTGCATAACGCTTTTTATCATAGGCTAATTGCTCTTTCTTCTTCTTAAGTGTTAACTTACCGTGCCAAGTAAAACCGCTAACTGTATTATTCATTTTATCACCTATGCAAAGAGAGCCACACCGCCACCGAGAAGGAAAGGCAGATCATAACGTGTAAAGCGCTTGTAACGCATCCATTGAATGATCACAAAGGAAAGCAACTGTAAAGCGTCGATCACGTTGTTTGTGATATTGACTGTTTCACCACTAAACACCATTTCACCTGTAAGATTGAAAACCACGTTTGACACGTAAGCACAAACTACAGAGAATAAGCAAGCTTTGATAATGCTTGTTTTTGATAGTGTTTTGATAATTGATTTCATTTGTTGCACCATTTGAGCCAGAAAATCTATTATGCACTATTGCCCCTTTCGGGGCAAGCTTTATTAGTAAATGATTTTCTCGCAGGTCATAGCGTTATAATCTTTCATTGCCATAGTTATGCTACCCTTACGCAGATCCCAATCAAGATTAAGCTTTTGTGCGTGAGTGATTTCGAATTGACCAAAGGCGTGATAAGCAAAGTATTTATCGTCAACGATATCGAATCCAGTGTGTGAGATAATGATAGAATCTTGCATTTGATGTTATTCCTAATTGGGTGAGATAAGATAGTAACATTACCCCCTTTCGAGGGCAAGCATTATTTAATCTTCCTTTGCTTCTTTCCAGTAAGTCAGATTAACAACGCCTTTTGCTTTCATCTTTTCGACTAAATCGCTTGCAGTATTGAAAGAGTTTTTATAATAAGTTACTGTTTCGAAATAGCCAATTGATTCATCTTCCAGATCCTCGGAATGAATCTTACCAATAATCAGAGAGTTTAAAACGTAATGTTCGCCGGTGTACCAGTTATGCAGGTGAATCGAACAAGAAAAATCATCGCTCGGGCCTTCTGGAGTCATACACGCGATCAGATCTTCGCGCTCAACACTCAATCCCCAAACGTGATCTACATCGCCAGGAGTTTTTACCGTTGCGTTTAAGTTGATGGTTTTCATTGTTGATTGCCTTAATCTTGTGAGGGCTGGCACCATTGCCGCCCAACACAGACATAATAACATAACGAGGATTAAAGGCAACACTTTGATCAAGAATGTTTGAAATTCTTTTGAGCTACATCTAAATGATCTTTTATTGCTTTGAGGCTTGACATATGCGCCAAATGCTCTACCTTTCCTTTCTGGCAATGCTTCTTAGTTAGATGATATCGAGCCAGTAGACAAAGATAATCGAAATCGTTATCATTTATCAGTTTATTGCAAATGCCGAAACGGCGGGATATTGGATAACCTTTAAGAGGGTTAAACGCATTGTGACGATTAGCGCCCATTATACGCGATCATCCTCAATCAAAATAATTTCATCGCTGAAATGATGCGTTACCATCTCGCAACCTTCCTCAGTGATATAATGGATTGACATATAATCGCCGTGATCAACTTCTGTGATCAGCAATGAATATTGCTCACCGAAACAGTTTTCACGCGCCAGGCGATCACCCGCTTGGATACATTCAGCCTTAATCATACGTGCTTTCATTTTGTTTTCCTTAGTGGTTAGCAGTATTGCCGCCCTTCTGATAAACATCATATCATAGTGAGCGACACGATCAACACTTATTTAAATCTATTTGCTCTTTCTTTTGCTATTTCTTTTTTGAACTGCTTAACATACACTTTATTAAAGTTTTGCAACTGAGTGAAAGCGATGTTATATAGCTTTTTCTCTGTCTGATACTCCGGCGTTACTTTGATGTGATCCGGCGTTAATCCCATCGCGCCGCGTGGATATTTATCAAAAGCAGATCCTAACAGCTTGCAATTTTCTTCTAACTGCGCTTTAACTTTCTTTGCTTCTTCAAAGGTATAAGCTAACATTAATCACACTCCGCACACGAATTAATCAGACCAATAAAACCAGAAAGCAACGATACCATAAACAGCACCAAACTACCAGCGTTTTCGGTCAAAGGAACTTTAAAAATCATTGAGCAGATGAAAGCAATAATAGCGATGATGAATGAAAAGCGCATTTTCTGATTCCTGTCTTTGTTTAGGCTCTATTGCCTCAGTCCGTATATAATAGCATAACCAGTTTTAAGATCCACTATTGTTTTGTAAAGATTGTGGAACTATTCTCATTACCAGAATAACAGGTATCTCCAGTGTGTTTCCTCCGGTGTCCATCGTTGCCGCTGTAAGTAAGATAACAAAAAAGGCCAGCGATTGCCAGCCCTTTCTACTATTATTCGTAATCCTTGTAAATCTCTGTAATAACTTCCCAAACATCTGCCTTTGTATGACAGATTCTATACTCTTCAGAGGCGACTACATCGCCCATCTGTGATCCTTCGTCAGTCTCAGGATCTACACCTTCGGGAAAGTGAACCAGCGTTAAATCTTCAACACGATAAGCACTCTTGCCGCTTCGCAGATTCATCGGGCCTGGTGCAATAGTGTAGCACAACTCATAACGTTTACAAACAGACAAGACAGAATTAACATGAGAGTAAGACGGATGACCATAGTCACGGATATTTGCCATATCTTCACGGGCTTTATCTTTTGCATCTTTCAGTTTAAAACGAATCATTTTATTTATCCTTAAGCAACGATTGCAGCGATTGAAAACATAAAGCCGATAATACCTAAAATCATAACGCCGTGTAAGTTGTTCATTTTGTTTCTTTCCGTTGTCTGTTTCAGTAAGGCTATTATGCCCCACTTTCGCAGGGCTGTTTTATCAATTTGTGCTATTTAATATAGTCTTTGCAATCTTCTGGGTTTAAGAATGGCATATGTTGCGCCATAACTTTACCATATCTGCCGCTTCCCCACTGATTAAGGTTATATTCTGCCGTTCGCTGAATCACTAAACCGCACTGGATCTTGTCTGCTGCTTCTTTTTCTCTGTTGTTCAAAAAGTCGTGAAATCTCGGTACTGACTTATTGTTTTCTTTTTCAAATTCTGCTAGCGCGTCTCTTTCTTCTAGGACGAACATCAAATCACGAAAACCGTTATTTGCCATTTCTTGACCAGTAGCAAAACGGGAATGATGATAAAAATAGTTGGTTGGATCTTGATACTCTTCCAGCGGCTGCACTTCGTCTAAGAAAAATAGTTGACCGTTATCAAGCCCTAACCCATTTTCAGAGAGAGTTTCAACAGTTGCAATTTTGCGAGTTTCCAGAACAATGACTTTTTGGCCCACACAGAAGAAGTTTTTCATTTTGTTTGTCTCAGTTAGCGCCGCACCATTGCCGCGCCTTCTGTGATACATAATAGCAAACTGAGTTATTTTGTTTTATCTTTTTGTGCTATTGCATTTCAGCGTGAATAATGGCGCATTCAATCCCCGCCAGGATATTACGGTGATCTTTTAGAAGTTCGTCCAGTGTCGGGGATGGTGATAATAAATGTTCTGTTTCTGCGATCTCGCGCTGAACGATTTCAGACAGTGTGCGCATTTTTTCAATAGTCAAGTTTAAAGTAACAATTTTGCTCATAATTTCCTCTATTCATTGATAGTGCATAAGTAACGGGGTTTATGCAGATAGTAACAGATAGCAACTAAATTTAAGCCATTTTCAGGAGATCACGACAAATCGCCCTATCTTAAAACCTCCTGTAACGCTCTCTAAGCGTTGATCTCCGAAAGTGCTACCATTGCATTGCCTCGCAGAGATCTCTTTAAATTCACTTTTTTGCATAACGCAAAAATGAAATAAAGTTGTATTTTCTATTGATTTTAATCGTCAAGTAAGATCACGATTAGCCAAATGATTAAAGCGGTCGTCCAGCCGAACAAATGTACCATAAGAGCGAAAAACAATACATCAATGATAAAGTCACGCATAGTAATTACCCTTTGTTATTAACGATCATAAAGTGCTTGATACGGTGCCAGGTACGATACAAATTATCGTGATAACCTATCCCACGAATGTTAACATCATTGTATGCTTCGATTGCTAACTGTTTCGTAGCGGGATTATCCAGCTTAAAACGTTTCCCTTGTGTTACTACTTCTACACAATCTTGGATGTAGTAAACATAATCGCCTTGATCAGTAAATATTGTGCGATTATCACGAATATAGCGGATCAGATAATCATTGCCAAATTGCTTAACTTTTCGCAGTGCCGCGCTACCATTAAACAACTTTCTAATATGGTAAGGATCATTTATTGCCTTATTTGAATCCTTACACCAAGCAGACAACGCTTTTTTGATGTCGCGTGATCTTGCTTCGTACTCCGGCACTAACACATTGATCCGCGCTTGCGCTTTTGCTTCGTCGCTCAATTCGTCGTAATAGAAAAATTCCGTGATATTCATTGGTTAAGCCCTTTTCATAAAGTCAACGGCACTTGATAAGCTGCGTAATTTGCTTTCTATTGCAAGTGAGATAGCATTGTATGTTTTAACCCGACTAGGTGCAAGCTGAATCTTGCGGATCTCGTTAATATTTTGCCTTTACTTTCTTGTTACATCCAGCATCATTAGCAACGGTATTCATCACCGCTTGCACTTTCTGATTGTGAATTCTGAAAATTGCATCAGGGTTATATTCCTGGCGCTTTGTTGCTGTCAGAGTGTCGTTGGCGATTGAACGTAACAGAGTGAGGAGTTGTAAAGGTTGCATTTTGTTTGCCTTAGTTGCTTAACCGATGAAAACCATTATACACTAACAGAGGCGGGAGTAAACCCCCCGCGCAATGTTTATTATTGGAAACACAAGACTAAAAAGACGATAGCCCACAAACCGCCGCTGATTAACAGCTTTGTTTTGTTTTCTGCTAAAAATGATTCTTCTTTATAGTCTATACTGTCGCTTTCCATATGGGTTTAGTTTACCTCTAAGTCTGATTTATTAAATTGGAATTTGATTTCAGGATGTAACATATTTTCTAAAATCACTTTCCCGCTGTTATCATCTTGCGAGTCTGAAACAATGTAACATCCCCGCGTAATGATGTGATCTGCGTCTACCGTTTCAACGTCCGGCATAAAGTCCAGAATGTCAAAACAATTATTCGCATCTTTCTTTAACTCGGTAACAGAGTTGCTTACCCAGGTTTTTTCAAAATCTGCGCCGCACTTGTCGTTAGTTTGCGTTGCGATGTTACACAGTGAAGCGATTAAAACAATAGATGCGAACATTTTAGATCCTTAAGCTGTCATATAATCGTTGACGATAGCAACAATAGTTGCTGGAGTATCTTGCAGTGAGATAACAGCGTTATCGCTCACCTGATGAAAACCATTATCGCATAAATAGGTTAGATTGCAAAGATTATTTTCAACTGATACCACAATTCCCACTCTGCGATTATGAAACGAAAACTTAAACGTTTTTTCTGTCTTTGTTACGTCTTGGGAGTCTAACATAACGCCGTCAACAATACTAGAGAAAAAAGCCAAAGTGTTTGCGAGTACCATTTAAAAATATTCCTTACAGTGCGATTAGTTGGGTGGCAATGCAGCCTTTTAGCACAACAGCGCCAGCCTCTTTACTAATGAAATCACAGTTTAGCTTAATGCCTAGTGATTGTCCAGAAAATTCTGCTGCCAATGTCTCTGTGATTTCTGTTCCCTTCTCCACCATTGGCACGGCTCTAGCTTCTAATTCCTTTGCGGTTAGCTGGACGTAAGCAACAACCGGACTTGCTTTAGAATACAGGTTTACTTTAAGGTTTAGATTACCGTTAGCCATTTCTACAGATTCGCCAATACTTTTCACCTTGAAAAACACCTGGCCTAGTGATGATTTTAATTGCTTCTTTGCACCTTCGAGATCACTTACTGCATTCTCTGCAATACCTTGGGATAAAAACATTCTCGCATAAGCTGGATCAGATGTAAAGTCTTGTTTTGACATAGTACCAGAGTAAAAACAATCCTGGATAGCTAAAGCGTGATAACGGGATTCTTGCCCGAAATTAGTATCACTGCACCACTTAGGCGCGGCGCTGGCGGTGAAGCTGGAAAGGGCCAGGGCTGCAACTAGGATTGTCTTTTTCATTGTCTCGCCTTATATCTGCTTTGTCTCAATCAGTGCAGATATACTAACACAGTTTTCCCAATTATCTATAACTATTTTTGATTCTTTTTCGTCTACAGACAACACAATGCCCCACACAGAGAAGCCGTATTGATCGCGGTAACGCGCTTGCATTCTATTGGATTGCTTCCATTGGAGGATAAAAGCGGGGAGGTTGTTTATAGCGGTGTCGTGTCTCATTGCTGCTGTAATCCATTCTAAGCGGGTTTATTGCTTTGCTAGTGTGATTGTGTGGCTGTCTGATTCAAGCCCTTAAACGTTGAAAGGGGCGCTATTTGCGCCCCCTCTTATTACTCTTGCCAGTTGCGTTTATTGTTTACGCCTCGCGTGGTTTTGTTGCGCTTTGCGCCTTTCTTCACTACCACTTCACCAAATGCCAGGCGCTTGCCAGATTTCATTTTTTCAGCTTTGTTAGTGTATTGCATCGTGTTACCCTCTTTAAGTTTAAGTTAGATTATTTGCTACGCATTTCGTTTGCTGTACTGCGCATAAAGAAGCAGTCTAGCAGAATCAGCTTGCCGTTGTCTACTGCAACATTTCGCGGTGAAATCTCAAACATTACATCAGATCCGTAATTCGCCACATCGTCCAGCGCTTCGATCATCGTGTTTCGCAACTGTTCATCTTCGATTGTAGAAAATGCTTCGTGTACTGCGTTGTAACTGTCGTGGATATTGCTAGGACATTTTAACACGTCTTGGGCTTTACGTAAAGTTTTATAGATTTCGTATTGCTCTGCTTCTAAGCTGTTTTTCAGGCTTGAAACTTTCGTGTAACGTTTCATCTTATAGATGCTTTCGCCGCTTGAAAGATAATCGACTTTCTCAGTCACTGGAAACAGTGTATCACACAGCCAGCCCATTGAGTAGACTTCTTTCAATGGATCTTCACTTACTAACAGTACTTCACTATCACCCAAAGCAAAACATTCAGTGAACAAACCTTTACCCAGCTTTTGCAGACCTTTAACTAACTGGCGCTTAGTGGTTTTGTCTGTGATTTCGATGATAGTCATTTTGTTTTTCCTGGTTAGTGTGTGATTGTTTCTCTAAATCAGAGACACTATTCTATAATGTCTCTTGTTTACAGTCAACAGTTATTTTGAAACTTTTACTACTTTCCAACCTTTGCAGCCTGTAAACACTTCCTTATACTCTCGCTTTGCTTCTTGGGCGTCAGCATATGGTAAACGCCAATCTGGTTTAAAGATAGAACCGTCAGCCTGCGTACATTGGATAGTGTATTTGTTCATTTTCTTCTCTCTATCGGCGGGAGCCATTCCCGCCCTGTGATAAGTAGTATCGTTTATTTTGAATCTTACGTCAACAACTATTTTTGTTTATTCTTCGCTTTCTGCTTCTTCTAATTCGTCTTCCAGATCCTGCAACTCGTTTTCTAATGTCTCTAACTCTTCCGCTAACTCTTTGTATTCTTCGTTTTCTTCTTTTTCTAAAGAATCTTCATAGTCGCTTTTTCCGACGTTGTATGCTGTTTCATCAACCATCTTAAGAGCGTAAGCAGGGGAATAAGTGTTTCCGCAGATTTCTACTTCTTCATATGCATCATTCAGAAAATCATCATACTCTCTTTCGCTTACAGTGATTTCAAAGTTATCCATTTCGGCCTGCTTTGCTTTGATTTCAGCAGTTTTAGAAACGATGTTTGCTTTGATGGTTGCGATAGTCATAATATTTTCTCTTCTCTGTTAGGGACAACCCTTTGTTGTCCTGATATGAAACATTCTACGCTATTTTGATTTAGAGTCAACAACTATTTTTCTAAATCTTTTAACTTTCTTTCTCATTGCCCCTTTAATCAAAGAGGCAACACGAAAAATCGTTATTCTGTTTCTTCCTCGTCTTCTTCCCACCATACTAAATCATTTGATTGCTGAATGTCAATGTAGAGTTGTTCGTAAATTCTAGCCTGTAAAATCCGCGTAACATCTTTTGTCTCAGGAATCAAGCCGCTATCCTCGAACTCGTGACAAATTCCTTCTGACGCCATCACCTGGAAAATCTTGCTATAGTAATGAGGTACATAATGATCCGCCACTTCGTGCAATGCATCGTGAAAATCTGAATCTTGTGTAAGCTGGTCATACTGGATACGCTCGTTAAAGCCGACGATTGCATTTTTCAGAACTTCGTTGTAAGTGGTAGTCATTTTCTTTTCCTTGGTTGCTCTGTTAGTGTGAGAGTATTTTATTACAGGCTATCGCTATTTGCAATAGCCTATTAAAAATATTCTTACTTTTTCAGAGAAAGTTTTTTACCGTGTGAGATACCAGGGAAAGTCCAGAGACCGTCCGCGCCTTTCACAGGTGCGCGTAATGTCGCTTTACTTCCGGCTGCTTTTGCTTTCTCGTTTACTGCGTTGCGGTTTGCACGGGCTGCTTCGCGGGTGATGAAAGTTTTCATATTTTGTCTTCTCTTTTGTTTGAGCGGGAAACCATTTCCCCGCTTGATGTAAGTATTATCGTTTATTCGGTTGTTGCTGTCAACACTTTATTTTGAATCTTTTACAGTAAAAATAAAACTTCTTTCGCGGTTAATTCTGAATCGATAATCATCGGGCTTTTATAGTCAACAAAGCGGGATGTTTTTTCTATTGCAAAGCCCATATAATCCGCGCCAGCCTCTTTCTTGAAACTTTCCCGCGCTACTTCGATTGCAGCCGCCAGGCTTAAACGCCCATCGATACTAATGTTTGCAAAGCTTCCAGATCCGGCGATCACTTTATCACCCATTGCAGAAGATTTAAACATTGTTGCGCTGAAAGAAGCCATTTTATTTTCCTTGGTTGATTGTTTTCTCTTACCTAGTGAGGCTATTCTAAAGCCCCACTAAATCAAAGTCAAACTGTTTTTAAACCCCATTGACGAAAACCACAATCTTTATTACGTTTCAATTCTGCTTTCAGTCGCTTGCAACGTTGCTTTATTGCGTAAAGATCTGGAGTGCAAACCGTAGCGCCTGACTTAAAGTGAATTTTCATAACATATTGTTTCATTGCTTTGTTTCCGTTGTTGTCTCAGTGATTGATATACTACGCTTTGCTTTCGGATAATGCAACTCTTTTAGAAAAATACTTTTGCAAGCACTGGAATCCAAACCAGTAAGGAAAATAAACCAGCAATGATCAAGCCTTCTTTACGTACACCACGATTGGCGCGATCATCTGCATCGTTCTGCATAGTGATGAAATCCGCTTGTTTAAAGTTGGTTGGCTTGTTCATATTCATTTTCCTTAGTTGTTTAGGTTGTTGTTACTGTGAAGCTATCTTATCACACTGAATCTTTATTTCAACTACTATTTTAAATCTTTTCAACTTATCCAGACTTCGTATGCTCTGGCGCTACTGCCCTTTCGGGTGGCTCCCTGCCTCGTTGATGTGATAATAGTAAGGGATCTCGTTTTTTAAGTCAATCCCAAAAACGTTTATTTAATGCATTTTTTAACTCTTCTTCTGTAAAGGCTTCGCTATGTGCTGCATCAGCAAAGATCTCCGGCGCTTCCTCTTCTTCCTGCTCTTCCTCGTCTAGCTCTGCTAGTTTGTGGATCTTCTCTTCTGCCTTCTTTAGTTTGTTGTCTAGCACTCGCATAGCTAGATCATAGGTTCCTTTTGTAATCTTTCCGGCTTCAAGATCAGCAAGCATTGCCGCCGCTCTTCCTTCGTACTCTTCCAGAATCTTAAACGCTGGATCTATTGCGTAAAGAGGATTAACGCGGCGCGGCGCTCTCTCTGGTTCGGCGGCTCCTGCAATGTCTGCCGTTCCGTCAGGATTCCAGCCTGGGATCGTTCTCGTTCTTACGTTACCGTTTGAACGTGCTAAGCGGTTGCCTACCTGCTCCCCGCTATACCCTACAGAATGATCTAGCAATTCGTCAGGGCTAACCCGCCAATCATCAGGATCGTGTTTTACCCACGATTGAATCACATACTCACGCCCCATTAAAACATCCTCCGCGATTTCTTAACTTGTTTAATTGCATTATATAGGATCTCTGCATCCTTTGAATAGTATCCGTCCAAGGTGTACCCGTTATCAAACCGGATAAGCAGAACTTTAACAAATGTGGAAACGCAAGTTATATGCATCCTGTTTTGTGCTTCTGTTACACTGTCGGGATTCTTAACCACTGTTGCTAGCAGTCTTTGCGCCTTCTCTGTGTTGAACACATATAAAACGCCGCCTGTTTTGAATGGAAACATTTTTGCCCTCTCTTGTTGTTTAGGCTTCGTATTCTACAGATAAAACAATTTAAATCAAGTGTTGTTTTTACTTTTGTTTAGTGTATTATAGCCACACTAAACACGGATAGCCGCAAGGCTTACAACTTAACAGGGCAACATATGAAACAGTTTACAATGGTTATTGCTAAAAGTGGTTTTCAGATTAAATCGTTAAATGGTCGGGGCCGTCCTGTAAACGTGAAGCCTGGCGATCTGTTCCTAGTTACTTCTCCAGCCCATAACAACAAAGATCAAGTTATGGTAGACCGTAAAGCCAGGGCTATGATCAATTCTGGTTATTGCCTCAGTCGAGCAGACCTAGAAACTTTCTTTGATATTGTGGAATAAAACTATTGATTGCCCGATTCAATTCGGGCATAATGCTTTCACTCCAACAAATGAGGCAAGAAAATGATCACAACATCTGATACAATCGTTACAATGTTCACTTGGGAAACGAGTGCTTTACATTGCGGATCTCGCCAGGTGCCATTGCCTCACGCTATGAAAATGCTAAACGCCGGATTCTATCGGGTGAAGTTGGTAGCGGAGAATGGGGAAATAATTGCAGATACTTTGAATTATTGATAGACAGGGGCGCAAGCTCCTGTTACACTATCTTTGAAGTAAGGCAACGCCAACCAACGGCGCTAAACTTGGCTAGCAGGCCCGAAGGGGCTGCAAGGTGGATCGCCGGTAGGCTGTCTAAAATAAGTTTTGTAAAGATTGAAATAAAGCTTGATCCATTCTGCCACTATGATATTATATTCACAGAGTAAGACGCTACTTAAGTGAAGAGAGAACCACCCCTGCGCGTCATTCAGGTAGTTACTCACCGTGACTAACCATTTTCCAATAGTAACGCAATGTGACTATCACGCCTGAAATGATAACGTGCGGTATCATTAGGCTGCGAACTATCACCCCCGAAACTATGATCAGGCGCATAATCAACCCCGAAAATGCGATTTTTTAATATAAATTTAGGATTACGAATTCTGTTTTTCAAAAAGTCAAAAAAATCCTACGACCCTGGCCCGATTTTTGAAAAATATTTTTGTCAAGGTTTTTAAAAATAATTCTATCTTGTTGGCTGTTTTCTTGGGAAAGTATTTTTAATATAAATTCAGGTTTACGAATATTGATTTCTGAAAACTCGAAAAAATCCTACGACCTTTTGCCAATTTTAGATAAATTGTTTTGCAAGATTTTGTAAAACTCTCTCAGATGCGTTCTAAGAGGTTTTTAGAAATACTTGAATGTTGGGTTAGGTTTACTGAGAAAGCTTCTGAGGATGCAGCGGTAGAATCAGGAGAGGTGTTAGCTCTCCATTTTCCAGGGATCGGCACGTCACCTCAAAACCCTAATTCTTTTCAAATATCCCGCCTAATATCTATCACTCGATATTGAAGACAACCTTACAATCGTCTGACTCCTCCAGAGAGAAGCTATCTAGCTTCAATGTTCCGGTAGGTTTTGACGCAGATAGGGCCGCAAACAAAAGCTTCAATGAATCGCAGTTGTTACCTGAGTATCCTAGCTCAAAAGGAATACTTCTACCTAAGTTCTGAACCAATAAAGCACTACTGTTCTCTGATATATTAACTGCAAACTTAACTACACCAGCTTGGTACTCTATGTTACTAGCAGGGATAGGCACACCATCCACCAGTAAGGTTGTCTGCATATGGTTGTAATGTCTACTCATAATCGCTTATCTCCTCGTATGGAATCACTTTATCAATATTTGAACGTATATAGGATAGGACTTCTGACTTTCCTATACCAGTAATGCCGTCTGTAATGGCACTACATTCTAAATAGAATAGTGTATGGTTATGTATGCTACCATCAGAACACAGCATTTCTTGAGATACTTCTAAAAATACATCGTCCCGCTCTGCTAAGTAGTATCGCTCTGCCCACATACCACTCACTACATTGTAGTCCCATCTAATTTTACCGGACTGTAGGGCTTCTTCCAAGGACACTTTAATGTATTTAGTTACTGCTATCTCTACTTCCATCTTTCCTCCAAACAAAAAGAGGGCCGAAGCCCTCTCTATTAGAAAATACGACTGAATCCACCAATTGCCGTGATTGGCTGCTCCAACACAATACGAAGTGCAGCACCGGAATTGTCCTCGAACACCAGCTTCCCTCCGTCAGTAATAGCCATAGCCATTGTGTTAGCGCTAAAGGTGATTTCTGAGGTATCGTCCTCGTCTTCGCCTACTTTGATCAGAGGAACTTGGCGCAGAAGTTCTTTCTGATTGCTTTTCTCTTTCAGATAGGCAGTAAGCTGAATGTTGTTATCCAGGAACTTAATCAGGTCAAAGCCGTAGATACCGGAAACGTGGCCCGTCTGAATAACTTCTCCGTTGATGGTCATCTCTGACAGCTTCCATTCACCTTTGCCAGCACCGAAGGTGATACCCATCATATCCAGTGCATCCTTGAAATGCATATCAGGATAGGCGTTAAGCTCTTCCACTAAGCCCTGAATAACATCAAACGACAGTTCAAAGCTTACTTCGTGCAGGCGTTTGAAGCCAGATACGTGCTCTTTGTTGTCCAGACGATGATCCAGATAGTCTTGCATCGTCGCATCACTGATTTTATCGTAGTCAAAGCTGTAGAAAATACGGCTCGGACGGTTTTTGAAGAACTCAGACAGGAATCCGTTGTTCTTTGTCAGCGTAAACATCTTATTACCAGTGCCTGTACCATCCAGAACAGTAAGAAGAGCCTCTTGTTTCTTCTTCTCGTCGTAGAGTTTGTCAAATTCATCGATAATAACCATAGCTTTCTCTTGAATCTTAGACATAAACTCGACAAAACCTGCATCGGTGTAGGCTTCGGAGATCAGAATAGTACTGATACCCAGGGTAGCCAGCTTCTTAGCAATCACTTTTGCCAGCATAGTTTTACCACTACCCTTTGTACCAGACAGGAGTACACCAGTATTGTCACCCTTCTCTGCACGGCGAAGGTAAGTTTTGATTACGTGGTCAGCACGAGTCTCAGTTTCACCGTAAAGTACCGAAGGAGTGTCCATTTCAGGGGCAGCCGCCAAGTGATAACCAATGTTATCGTTATAGGACAGTGCATATGTGCCTACTGGCAGACTATCCATAGGGATGCCCATACGCTTGTTAATAGTAATCAGTTCACCGTAACGGGTATAAGTAGACATTATTCATTCTCCTCTTTTGGTGCAACTAAACCGTATTCTTCTAATGAAGCCAAGAGTTCTTCCCTTGGCATTGTATCGATCTTATGAAGCGCTTCTTCAAGCCACTTGTCAATCATTTCTTTTGATTCTTTACTTCTCATTGTGCTAGTCGGTCTAACTCTAACAGAACTCTTGCTTGGCGTCTAGCTAAATCTGACGCAAAGGTTGTAGCGTGAGGGCCAAATGTTGCACGTTCCACGTATGGCTTTGAATCAATGATTACAGCTTGTATCTCACGAATCAGATCCATCATCTTTATCTGTTCAGGAGTGTATCGTTGCTGTTGATAGTTCTTCTTGAACTCTGCAATGATCTTGTCGTCTTCTGCGATAGCAGCCTTAATACCTAACACTGCCTTAGAGAAAACAGACGGAGGCATATTTCTTGTTAACCCGCGGTTGCTTTTTAAGGAATGAAGCGAGTCAATTTTAGTTTGACGAATAGCATTCATTGCCTTGAGTGCAGATGTATAGGACTTTTTACTCAGCTTGGTCATCGTTGTTCTCCTTGCTCTCTAAATACGCCTTAAAAGCCTCTGTGAAGGCACGTTTGTGTCCATCCATACCATAACGGCTACCCTTCTCTAAAATGTGCTGAACAGCCTCTACGTTCGTCTCAGACGGTTCCCACTGACCTTCTAATCCGTAGCAGGAGCAATGCCCGCCCTCGGCTTCGTAGAGTTTACCATCTAGCTCATACAGAACATATGCATCGCCGGAGTAGCACTCGTATGTATACCACGCGATAATAATCTTTGCCCGATAAAGATCAGATGCTGCTTGATCTTCAATCTGAAAATCTCGAACGATATCTGCCACACAGTTGAAATCATCTAAAAACATCAATTACCTCCTTTAATCAGGGATGCTGCATATTCCAGCAGGTATAACTTGGGAGCTACCCATATTTGAACAATAATCATAATGTTATCAATCAGCAAAATGCTACTAATTACTAACAGTACTGCGGTGCCAATATGCGCAGGTGCGTTGCTAGAGTCTTCTTGATACCACTGACACGCTTTTCGGAAGAAAATGACTGTTACAATAGCAAAGATAACACCAACAGAGAAACCAATAATACCTTTCGCCATTTCCCACATTAGTAGTTGATGAATAACCTCTGGAATCTGTTGCTTCCCAAACTCCACAACATCACTCATACTCTTAACTGTAATATCAATCATATTGATCAGGGCATCAGAAGCCTTATCTTTCACTTGATCTGTAGTTGCCATACTTCCTCCTTAAAAAGACTTGATGATAATACGTTTGCCACAAACAGGGCAGTCGATATAATGATCCGTGCTAGTGCATTGCGAAATGTCCTTATATGTCACTGTTTTAATATCAGTGAAGACATAGGATAACACACTACCACACTGACGACAATTACTTTGCATTTCTTTTTGCTCACCCACTACTTTGATAGCCATTAGAGAATGTCTCCTTCTGATTTACGATATTTGTACATACTCACCATCCCCAAAAATGCTGGAACGTAGAGGATAGGCCATAAAACAGCCCCTAGAATAATCATCCAAGGGCTATCTACACAGCTTGCCTCAAGACAGTCCACGTAATACACCAGCGTAGCTACCACAAAGCCAACGCTCAACCACCACAGGATAAATAGCATCATACGAAGCCACCATAAAGTGTCGCAAATCGTGCTGGATGATTCTTAGGAAGCTTTAACGCCTTTTGAACTTCGGGTGTGTCCATTCGTGCTGTAATTCGTTTCTCAAGCTCTGCAAAATCTCCTGGGTAGAAAGTCTCTACCTTCATCGTTTTATCTCCGACAGGGATGTTCTGCAAGTCTGGACGACCTTTCAGACGCATTGTACGACTCTTACCCGTTAATGAATTGTGCATTGTGATCTCTTCTGGAAAATCTTCTGGCTTAGCCTTCTCAATACCAATGCAGAAATCAGCCGCACGATAGAGTTCGCCTGGAGAAAGTCTTGACTTTCCTTCTGGAGTTGATGCCATAAGTACAGTTAGTGTATCTCGTTTCTGTCCGTTCATAATAGAATCCCCTTTAAGTTGAGTAAGTAGTGTCTCACGTAATAACTGTTCTTGTCCAGCAAAGTTTTCATTACGGGGAGATAACATAATCTCCTCCGCATTCCACTTAGAATTCGACAAACCCATCTTCATCGTTCATATCCTCCAAAGTGACTTCATCAAGTGTCTTCAACACTACATACCCACGTTTAATACCTGGAACGATCTTATCAAAATATTCCTGGAACAAATCTTCTGCCGCAATCTTGTGTTCAGTGATCACAACAATACGCTTCTCTGCAACATAAGCTTTCCAAACCTTACCACACTTCCAAATGAAGTCTGCACGATCCGCACTCACCATACCTTTCTTACGTACACGTTTAGCGATTGATTCCAACATCTTTAATAACTCCGTTCTCTGTTTCGATAGGACACATACTACAAGACAGCCCGTAGGCTGTCAATCGATAATTTTAGCGTAATGATAGTTTAATACCTTATCTTTATTCGACTGAATCCATTTCAAGCCCATATGAATATCGGTGAAGCAAAAAACTTCGCTTTCTGTCCGTAGTTTAGGTGTAATGGCAGTGACACGACTTGTGCTAACAATCAGTGCTTTCTTCATCAATCCATCCTCGACACAAATTCGCGGTCTACTTTACCTTCCTTCCAGCGGGTAGACGTTGTGGAGTTAGGGCATACGAGGGCGTGGATGCCAACACCATCTGTGCTGGTCAGATAGTACATATGGCACTGAGAAAGCTCGTCTGGCAGCTTAAAAGTCTCAGTTGTGTTTGTTGACTCGGCTTTACAACCAACCAAGGCTAATGCAATGGCTGCCACAGCTAAAATCTTTTTCATATTCACTCCTTATTTGTTTTGAATTTTGTCGGTAAGCATTTCTGCAAATTTACGGCTCAAGTCTTGAATGAGATATTCACGAGGGAAGTGATCCCATACGCGAGTTGTCAGATTCATTGCCATTGCAACCTCACCTGCGATGTAAACACGGACACACATTGCTTCTCGAAGCGAATCTAGCTCTACACTAGTGTCCATAACGTCCAAGCTGTGCAGCTTATATGCCACTTCTAACGGGTTTGCCTCTTTACCATAAGGATAACCAAACTTTGGAACCTCTGGTATACGAATATAATCCTGCCCTGGCTGAATATGGTATTCACTGTCATTCCCGATAAAGTTCTTACCTAATACTTCATCCATAACATTAGCCATCTCAACAAGGTCTGACATTCTACGTTGTAGCTCGGTGTTATGTAACGCCGATTGAGTGTTTCGACGCTCCAGCGACGCTATCTGCTCACGCGCTTTGCGCTTCTGATTTCGACCGTAACGTTTAGACATTACCTTTCCTCCGATAGTAAGCCACATAAGACTGACTGTAACTCCAGCCATCTTTATTAGCAGTAATGCTGTCACCATTTAAAGTAACTTGATAATCTTTTTTCAGCTTTCCTGCTAGGGTGAGTTGATTTAACTTAGCGGCACCTGACAGAATAAGGGTAATACCTGTCTCCCTAGCTAAAATCTCCTCAATAGTACACTCAGACTCTTCTATTGCTAAGAGAATGTCTTTGTGAATTGTTTGGTTGTTTGTGACTAAGGTAAAGATATGCATCATACTACCTCGACTGGCAACCACATCTCGTAGCCCTCGATGAACACCTTACCTTCTGGACTGATAGAATCTTTATCTACCTGGAAGGTTTCGTGACCATAAGCGATAAGCGCCTTAAGAGAACGAATGTCGTACACAGCTTCCATAGTGGAAAGCTCAAAAAGATCCTCTTCATCGGTTAGGTTTGCTAGGATTGCATTCTTATTCAGTCTTACGTTTAACATTTTCGGTTCTCCTATGAAAGTCTTTCTGACAGATTTTTTGTGATGCACTTGGGCCAAGAATCCAGATCAACCGCAGCGCGTAAAAATAAACCGTAGTTCATCTTAGTCCTCCCAAACGTCTTTACAAGTTCCGATGCTTCCATTGCCATTCTTAGCGCAAGTGATGTATCTCTTGTTCAGATAGTCCGAGGAGAGGTCAACACGTAACAGGTATGCCCCACAGTCCAAAACTACTTTCTCTTGGTCACGACTACGGAAAAGCTCCAGACACTGAGGGATGTTGTTCTTCACCTCTGTCACTGTAGGAGGAGTATTGCCAGCCTGGGCTGCACTCATTGCTAACATCAGGGATACGCCAAAACTCAGTACGCTCTTTTTCATTTTCGGTTCCTTATCATAAGATTTTAAGTGCTTCTGGACAGTGAGAGGAGTATAACATCTTCTGGAGATTACTTACAAGCCTCATTTTTCTTTTTGGTGCAAAGAGAAGGTTATCTCTTTGTCGAACATATGTCAAGCTTGCTGCTGGCATAAATGTTCTTACAATCACCTGGAAAACACCATTGTCTATCATCTTACACTCAATTGCAAGTGCAAAGCACTCAACAAGATTTCCTCGGTACAGTCGATAGAGGATCAGTCCACCGTCTTCGGCAAAGAATGCTTTATGCATAATCCTTCCCAAGTGAAGATCCACCATCTCCTGCAACATCACCATAATCTTATCAATATCCACATCTATGCGCAAGGATCTATCGAAGATTCGATCTGCTACGTGATTTGTGATCACCAGATCCATTTTCAACCCAAACTCTTGCAGATGTTCATTAGCTTTCTCTGCAATGACGGATTTTCTATCTCGGATAATTCTTCTTGCTTCATAGAGTTTCATTTTAGGCTCCTGTTATGGCTTTGTTTGACTGTCCAGTACAGCTTTTAGGCGCAGATATGCCTGATGATACTTTTTCATACGCTCAAAGTCTTTCTCTTCCAAACCTTTCAGGCGGCGAACGTCTGTATTATGACGCAAGTCTGCCAGTTTGACACGAACAGCATCGATATTCGGTATCATACGATCAATATACTGCTCGTAGGTCATACCTTTCTCTTTAGACATAAGACGGACGCCTTCGATTACACGATCAGAGAAGCCTTTATCACGTAGATCCTGTAAGGTTAGATCGGAATCTTCCTCCAAATCGTGCATTACTCCAATTGCCATTAGCTCCATATCTTCTGTCTTAAGGTAGTGCATCACCTTCAACGGATGGAGGATGTAAGGCTTACCACCTTTATCCACCTGATTTATATGGCCTTGTGCTGCTAGCTGGATAGCTAGAGCTAATTGTTGATTTGGTGATAGTTTGGTCATCTCTTTATCCTTGTTGTAGTAGGTGGCTTCTTCGATATAAACAGTATAGTCTCTACCGTTGTGTTCTACAACCCAAAACCCATCTTGTTCGTAATCCGAAAGGATCTTTACGATATCCCCCTTCTTCGGGCCTGATGTACCATAACACCAATCTGACCTCATTTTTACGTGAGTGTATGTCATAATTACTCCTTATTCATAGCCAAGCCAACTCGGAGCAGATGCGAAGCCAGATCAAGGACGGCATCACGATCACTAAATTCCAGCAAAGCTTCGCCGTGCTTGTCCTTAGCAGTGATCCAGATAAGATCAGTATCACCCTCATTGCCTGTCTCAATAGTCAAGCTGTCGCCATATGCATCGGAGAATCTTTCATCCCCTGAAACAGCAGGCAGAGGTTCATCTTCAACTTGAATGATCTCAAGGTTGAGTCGCATTATGCCAATAAATTTAGGGCCATAGCTTGTCTCCTCAAAGAATACATCTAAAGTGGATCGAGGATTGGAAATAACCGTATCAGATATTGTCTTTCCTACTAGCCCGATATAATCAGTGTTCTCAAAGTTGCCTGTGTTGTTTCCAACATAACGTACAAGAGTGCCTTTAGGGATGTGTTCGTGTTGCATAATGTCTCCTTATTTAACAAGCAGAGCCTTTGGCCCTGTCTTACGTGCGCCAACTTTATCAACGAAGATATTGAACACTGCCTCAGAGGGTGCAGACAGCATATAATACTGAATACTCCCTGGATAAGCCATCTTCTGCTTGATACGAATGTCTAACTGTTTAATCTCCGTCTCTCCCCGAACTGCTGCTGCCTTGTTGGAAAAAGACACAGAGAAATCAAAGCTCATTTAGTCCTCC